TGGGCAAGGTCGAGATAAACCATATTCTTGATCTTTTCGCGATCTGTAAATATATAATTTCACTTTAGAAAAATTTATATCCATAAATCTAATTGTATTTAAACAACTAATTTCCGCATGTAACTTTGGAGCAAGATATCCACAATAAATTCTATTGTTTCTATATTTGTTATAGTATTTTTGTACTGGATGAGTTTTATTACTATTGTATCCGACTCCAATGATATTACCTTGATAAACCGCAATACAGCCAATATGTATTTTGTTAAAATCTGAATTTTTAGAAATTTCTTTTGCTTTCTTAAAATATTGATAGTCCTGTCTGCTAAACATAACTTAATAAGACCTCGATCTATTGAGTATATTTCTATGACACTGTTCATCAAATTCCCAATCAAACAAAATCCTGCCCGTAATATCTTGCGTATGTTTATAGTTAGTAGAAAAATCAGATGTGCAAATATTCCCGCCATAGGTATTCTGATACTTATGGTTCTTTGATTCGATAGTTACTGTTTTGTTCATTAATTAGTTCTCCTTTACTGTTTAAAAATTTGTTCATTGCAATCAGCTCCTTTTGAGTGCTGCGTTAATTGGTTACATATATTTATTCTCTTATTCAGTTGTAATTTGTGGTGAATTTTGTATAATCCATTGTTTTAAAAGATTGCGCATACGAATACTTGGGATATAAACCCATATTTCGTTTCCATCACGAATAGCAGAACGCCATATAAACTGAAGCATTTCAGATAATGCAAATCCATCTTCATCAACATCAATATTATTTGCACTAAAGAAATTTTTCACAAATGGATTAAGATATCTATTCACTGGATATACTACAGATGTTCTTGATCTATATTCGTTTGTTGCTCTTGAATTTAACGGGAGATAACCTTTGGTGTAGCCTTTACCTTTAAGAAGTGCTTGATAATCTTTAAATGTTGTCCAAATATTATCAGATGAATTATCATTTCGAATATTTCTAAAGAAGTTAATAATATTATTTTTTAAAACATTTATAGAAGTGTTATTTTTATTTCTTGCATACCATGATTTTGATAAATCTGTGTCTCTATCACCAATCATATTCATTTTATCTATATCACAAATATGAATCAGTTTTTCATAATTATAATTGAGATAATTTTTATTTGGATCATAGTCTACTAAATGATAGTTTTTTAAATCATTTCCTTCAACAGACCAAAATTGATATTGAAGTCCATAATAGTCGTAATAATATCTTTGCAACTGCAATTCAAATTTATATGTAAGAATAAAAATATTCCTAAATGAATTAAACGTCTCAATTGGGAATAACCATACCATAAGATCATTACCATAACATACAAGACTTCCTAATTCACATAATCGTTTTTCATTTTCAAATTTACCATGATAATCTGAATATTCATCTTTCCATATAAGCTGTTTTGTTTCTGAATTGATTGTTACATATGTATTTTTTAATATTTCAAAATCTTGTTTTGTTATATTATATTCATCAATTACATTTGCAACCTCATCCATTATAAG